GATACGGTGTAGACAGTCATTGGTTGCTCTTCTTCATCAACAGATATGCGCGAAGAGCGTCACCGACTTGCTTGACAGCCCGGAGGTCCAGAGGGGAGTCTCCGGGGGCTAACTGTAGGCAAGCCCCGCTATCGCGCGGTTCACGGCCTGAGGGAGTGATCGGGCGGCTGCTCCAACAGCCGCCCGATTTGCACCTCAGTGATGACGTTCGCAGTGTGACTCCGGCTTGTGTTTCACCGCAACGATTATCGTCGTTTTCAACCGGCCCCTAAGCCATTGAATATCAATGATATTTCGGCCAATTTACGCACAAGCCCTGCATTAAGGCGTGACTTTCCACAGGTAAGTGGGAAAATGTTGTGCGTTCAAACCCAGAACAGCCCCCGAGATATAGGCGGAGCTGCCGGTCTACTTTGTCCTAAACCGCACGGTGGGGCGCACCGCACCACCTACTCCTCCGGCCAAGCCCACAAGCCCTGCACCGTCAGCACCGGCTTGATCGGCGCCTTTTCGAGGGTCTCGATCGGCAGCCAAGTCTTTTCGACCTCCTCCGGACTAATAAGGTTGAGAGTGAAGGCGTTCGTGATAGTTGCCCCCGTTTGGTGGTCGTAGAAGCCGGAAATCTCGGAGATAGGGACTTGGCCGTAGAACAGTTGCTGTTCGACGTAAATGCCGGCGTATAGTTCGATTGGCGTGCGAAGCGGCGGATCGTAACCATTGTCGGCGCGCGTCGGCACTTCGAAGATGGGTTGATGTTTGTGCTCGCCCGGCTCGATCGGGAAACGACCCGCGTTCCATTTTGCGATGGCCGTCGAAAATATGTTTCCAAGCTCGTTGTCGTCCTTGTCGTAGATCATGGCGTCAGAGAAAAAGTCGGGCATGATGCGGAACGGCAAAGGCGCGCTCATGGTGACGCCAAATGAAATTCGAGCGGCACGAAAGTCCACCACAACTGGCAAGGTAGGCTTCGCCTGCCATTTGTGTGGATCGGTATCGACCGGACTATAGATATCGATCAGCAGGCCCTTGGCTCTTTCCTTCGCGGTGGACGTAAAGCCGCGAGGGCTGACCAGCACGCCACGATGAGCGCCGACATCGGAAACAAGCGCGGCGAATGCCTCAACACCTATTACATCGACAGGCCCGGCGTGGTCCTTCGCATCGATCACGATGTTCACTTCGAACTGGCCGATATGATCCCGCACCAAAACATCAATCTGCCGGTCGGTCTTGCTGAAGCGGCCCGGCAGTCGGGTATTGTGAATCACGTTCGAAGTCGGGGCCAACTGCTGCTGGATCTTGGCGACCAGCAACTCAAGGTCGCGCGAATCCTGCGTCATTGGCTACTCCGGCTCTGAAACCGAACCGTCGGTGCGAGCTCAGCCCGCCGTAAGATCCTATATCTGAAGGTCGTGCGCTCGCTCCCGTGTCCCACATACCGGCCGGCCTGCTTGTAGTCGCCGGTCTCGGCGACGATGTGGCTGACGATCGCGCGGCGGCTCTCGTGCGGCCGCCATTTGAGGTCGGGTCCGATCAGCTCGTCGGCAAAGCGATAGATGTTCGACCGGCTGTGCCAGGGGAAGACCCGGCCTTCGTCGCGCGGGCCGAGGGCGGCGAGGAAGGCGACGGCCGTCGGCGACAGCTCGAACTCCTCCCAGCGCGGCTCGCCCTTCTTCTTGGTGATGGCGATTCGGCCGCGCGCCTTGGGCAACTCGAGCCACGACCAGTCGAGGCGCATCCATTCGCTCACCCGGTAGCCGCGTTCGTGCACTAGCCAAACGAAGGCGCGCTTGAGCAGGTTCTTGTCGCGCGTCCAGGCGGTCGGCGCCCTCTCGATCCGGCGCTCGATCGCCTCCAGCAGCTTCAGTACCGTGGAATCTTCGGCGATGATCGGCGGCGCCGGCGGCAGCGCCCCCTCCGGCGGCCGCAGCGACTTCACCCGGATGTCGTGCCGCCATTCCTGCTCGACCGCATAGTGCAGCAGGGCACGGTACGGCGTGACCACTTCGCGGTTGGCAGTCGCCCAGCTGGGCGCCTTCAACGATCCTTTGTTGATCTTTGCCGCTGTGCGTTCCTTGTCGGACATCGCCAGCGCCCGGGCCACCTGCCCGCGTCGCATCTCGAGCCACGCCTCGGCCGTCGCCTTGATGGTGGCATTGTTGATGTCGACCAACTCGGTGCGACCGTCCCGCCCGACGATGAAGTCGAGCCGGCGCACGTCAGGATGGTCGTCGTTCTTGTTGAGGCCGCGCTCGGCCCGATAATGCAGGTTGGCGGTAGCGAGGGTTACGCCCGGTGTCCGGGCCGCGGGAGGGGTACGACGCGCCCGCTCGGCGAGGTGCGCCCGTACATACGCCGCAGCGCCTTTTGGATCTCGCGCGTCTGTAATGATCTCGAGCTTCCTGCCGACGTCGTCGCGACCTCGCCAGAGGATGTAGGCGTTGCCCTTGCGCTCGCCGGGCTCGTAGAAGGTGCCCCGCTCACCCCGGATCTGGTACGGCACCGCTCGCGCTCCTTCCTCTCCAGCTCTTCGACGTCGGCGCCCGTCAGCCGGGCGAGCTTGCCGCGGCCGATGGTGGCGATTCCGTGCCGCGCCAGCAAGCGCTTCACGGTCCTGGTCGACCAGCCCAGGCGCTCCGCGACCTGCGCGATCGTATAGCGGCCCTCGTCGATCATCACCCATACCCCATGGCCTTGAGCGCCTTGGCGACCAGGTGCCAGACATGCAGCGCCAGGCGGGCGTGGTTCTCGACCGATCCGCGGCGCTGCATCTGCAGCCGGTTGAGTTGCTCGGCCGAGCGGCCGCGAAAGGTGGCGACGTCATAGTCGCCGTGATCGGCTGTCCTGGTGCCACCCTTGTTGGCGATAATGGCGCGTGCGATCTCGGTGACCTGGCCGGTGCCGGCGGCGTGCAGCTCGACGCGCACTACGATCACGCCGGAAACTCCCGCACCCGCAGATCCTCGGGCCACTCGGCCATGTCGCCGCCCTTGCGGTCGCGCAGGCGGATGCGAACCGGCGCGCCCTGGTAGTCGGTGCTGTAGCCGTCGACGTCGTGCTCGACCTGGGCGAGCTCGTCCTCAAGGTGCCACTCCATGGGGCTGCAGCCCTCGAACCCGGCGTCGTTGCGGTCCTGGACGTTGGAGCCCATCTGCTTCACGAACACGGCGACGCCGGCGGCCTTGCAGGCGCGCACGATCGGCCGGGCCCATGGCGCCCAGAACGCCCGGGCCCCGGGGCCGCTCTCGCCGCCGACGATGATCCAGTCCGGCCGCGGCGCGTGCCGCAGGCCGAGCAGCGCCGGCTCGATCTCCTCGAGCATGGGCTCGACCGAGATCATCCGGCGCGCGGCCGGCGTCGCCTGCAATTGCGGCACCCGCTCGGAGGCGCGGCGGCGATCCTCGGCCGAGACGCCGAGCCAGACGTTCGGCAGCGGCAGCGAGGCCCGCCAGTGGCCGCCATGGTGCACCTTGCTGCCCCGTGGGGTGCCGAGCGTCGACCAGATGCGGCCGTTCAGGCGCGCGATCATGTCCTTGGCGCCGAAGTAGGCGTGCATCCGGTCTGCGCGCTTGGTCAGGACCTGGAAGGTGCAGCGCGGTGCGAGCGCCATTACCGCGAACACGCGGTCGATGTCCTCGTCGCTCAGCGCTTCGTGGAAGACGTCGGACATGGAGTTGACGAAGACGCGCCGAGGCTTGCGCCAGCTCAGGGGCGCCAGCAGTACGCCGTCCGGGGCCACGCGCACCGTTCCCGTCCAGACGGCACCGGCCTTGGTCTTCCGGGTGAGGCCTCGATAGTGCGGCGCGTGGCCCAGCTTGGCATCCATGGCCTCGATCCGGGCGGCCATGCGCATGGCGTAGCAGTTGGTGCAGCCGGGCGAGATCACGCTGCAACCGACAACCGGGTTCCAGGTCTCATCTGTCCATTCGATGCCGGTCTGCGCAGCCATGTCAGCACCCCGCCTGCAGCGCGATCGCTGCCAGCCGGCGATAGGCCACGGCATGCATCATCGAGCGCCAGTCGCGATCCTCGAGGATGGCGACGGCCTCGCAAGCCGACAGTCCGCCACGGCCGGCCAGCTCCTTCAGGGTCTGCCCGTGGTTGCGCTGGGCCTGATCCTCGTGCGGCGCGAACAGCGCCATCGGCAGTGCGGTGTAGATCGGCACGACCAGGCCTTTGAGCGCATCCGCGCGCGGCAGCTGGATCGGCATGCGCGGGCGGGCGAGGATGTCCTGCGGCGTCAGGCGAGGGCACGGCTTGTAGCCCGCGATCCTCAGCGCCTCCTCGAGGTCGGCCGAGAACTCGGCGTCGACCTTGCGCCGGCGCTCGGCGTACTCCCACAGCAGGTCCTGCGCGGTCGGGTCCTTGCAGCTCAGCGGGACCTTGCCGCGCGGCGTGCTCGGATACTTGTCCGACTGGAACTCGCCGCCGATCAGGTGGTCGCCCATTAAAGGTTCCTGCTCACATGCCGCCACACGTCGGCCGACGGCAGGCGATGGTTGAGGAAGAGCGCGCCGACGCGGCCCCGGCGCAGTGCGCTCTCGTAGACGCGCTCGTCGACGACACAGCGCTGGCGATCGAGATCGACCAGGCCGATGCCGGCCTCGCGCAACGAGCGGATGACGGCGGTGGTCAACATTCGCTCGACAGCGGTGTCCTCGAGCCAGCGCTCGAGTTTCGCGAGAAGGGCTGGCTGGGCCAGGTCGGTGACGGCGAGCTCGGCCATCAGGCAGGCCTCCGCAACGGCACGACCTTGTCGGCGGCCATCGGCTCGGAGGCCGGGGCATCGTCCCTGACCTCGTCGGCCTTGGGCAGCGGCCATGGCAGCGCCTGCACGGCCGCGTCGCGCGCGCCGAGGCTCCACAGCCGAGGCTTGCCGAGATCGGGATGTGGCTGGATGGCGGCCAGCACGCGATCGACCACCGCCTCGCGCTGCATGTCCCAGCCGACCTTCGGACCGATGACGATGTTGCGCTTGAGCGCTTCGGCGAGCTGGCGCATGAGCGCCGGGCTCGCGGTCTCACAAGCCTCGGCCAGTTGACGCAGCGCGGCTTTGGGCAGGCCCCACGGATCGAGGTAGCGCGCGAGGATGCGCTCGCGCTCGAAGCGGCTCGGCAGGTCGATGTCGATATGGACGTCGAAGCGCCGCCAGATCGCCGGGTCGAGGCGCTGGCCGAAGTTAGTCGCGGCGATGATGAAGCCCTTGTGCTGCTCGATGCGCTGCAGCAGCACGTTGACGTTCTTGTTGTGCTCGCGATCGGACGCCTGCTCGGCATTGCTGCGCGCCTGGGCGAGCGCGTCGAACTCGTCGAGGAACAGCATCAGCGGTGGATTGGCCTCGCCGGCCATCTTGAACAAGCGTCCGATCTGCTCGCCCGTCTGGTTGACCCACTTGCTCTGCAGCAGCTCGGGCTGCACCACCAGCATGCTGAGGCCGAGGCGGGCCGCCAGGTGATGGGCCAGCGTCGTCTTGCCGGTGCCGGGCTTGCCGGTGAACACCGCGCGGTGGCGCGGCTTCAGCCCGGCGGCGAGCAGGTCGTCGGCCGACCAGATCTCGGTCAGCCATTCGGTCAGCGCGCCGCGCACGCCCTTCGACAGGATCGGCTCGGCGGCCTCGTGAGGGTCGAGCACGACGCCGAAGCTGTGCGGCGTTGCCCGATCGTCGTCGTCGTCGGTGTCGTGCACGGGCTACTCGTCGTCGTCCTGCGGACCCATGCCGTCGTTTCCGGTCTCGTCGCGCCATCCCTTGTCGAAGCGGGGGCGCCGCGTGTCGCCGAAGGGAAACGGGTTGTCGATGATGGGCCGGTTGTCCTTGGCATACTGGCGGCCGAGCGCTTCGGCGCCGGCGGCATCGACGTCCGGCGGCGGCGGCCGACTCGGTCGTGCCGCGGGCTTGCGGGAGGGCTGGAACGGCAGCGGCTTCTCGACGTCGAACAGCTCGACGGTGCCGTCCTTGGTACGCGCCAGGCGGACCGGCTTACCTTCCATGGTGACCGTGATGTCGCCCTTGCCGTGCGGCGGGACGAAGGACTTCATCGCCTCGATCACCTGGTCGCGCACCGCGACGTCGGTCGCCGCCTTGGCCATGAAGCGCAGCAGCGGCGGCTCGGTCGCCATGCCCATGGCGTGCTCGTAGACCGCGAACTCGGCCTCGTCCTCCTGGTGATCGTGCGGCTTCATCTTGCGCACCTTGACCAGGCGGCGCATCTGGCGGGTCGAGAAACCCTTCGACTTCGCCTCCTGGAAGACGGTCTTGCGATCCTCCTGCAGGTCGGCGATCTCGCCATTCAGCTTCTCGACGCGCTCGATGAACGCGGTCAGCTCCTCGGTCTGCGGCGTGTTCTTGCCGAGCGTGGCCATCAACGTCTCCCCTGTTTGAGCGCCGCCCCGGGCGCGCAGAAAATCTTCTTCGGTCCGTTGCCGCAGTTCGGGCAGCGGACGTTCATCAGCAGGCGCGCGGCGGCGGCCATCTCCATCGGCAGCAAGGCGGCCGTCCAGACGTGCTCGCACTCACCGCAGCGCACGTTGAAGGGATTGGGCTCGCTCACCGGGCGAACACTCCGAGGGCCGGGAAGCGGTCGGCGACGTCGCAGCCGGTCTCGGCGGCGAGGGCGGCGATGCGCGGGTTGCGGTGCCGGCAGAGCAGCTCGAGCGTGGTCAGCGCGGCGTGGCCGTCCATCGACCCGGCGCGCAGCAGCTGGCGCATGCCCCACAGGCTCTGCGCGGCCTCCTCGGTGGTGACGGTGCGGGCGCGGCGCGGCAGCGGGTGGGCGAGGCTGCTCATCGCACCCGCCGCCACGGCTTGTCGGGCTCGTGGTGGGTCAGCGGGTCGGGCCCGGCGCCCTGCCACGGCAGCTCGTTGATCTGGGCGTTGCTCAGCCGCTTGCGCGGCTCGCCGGGTTCTTTCTCGACCTCGTGCAGGCGGAAGCGGTGGACGGCGAACACCTCGCCGCTGGCCTTGCGGATCTTGATCTTGTCGTTGCCGACGCGGCCCAGCAGCTCGGCGTCGAAGGCGTCCTGCCGGTGCTTCTCCGGCTGCACGTTGGCGTGCGTCGGCGCGACGACCTTCGGCCGCGGCGCATCGGCGAGGGGGAAGGGGTCGGTGGTCATGCCACCATCCGCTCGACCCGGGCGCAGCGGCGCGCCGCGGTGAAGTGCTCGGCGATCTCGGCGTCGGTGAAGCCGGCGGCGTGCAGATCGTCGAGCGTCACCTGGCCGGCGGCCGAGAAGCGGTTGACGATCAGCTCGGCCATGCGGGCGCGGACCAGGCGCGGCCGCTCCTTCGGCGGCAGGCGCATGAAGCGCGCCAGGTCGGGGCGCTCGGCCTGCAGCCTGATCAGCGCCTCGTCATAGGCGCGGGCGTTGTCGAGCTCGGCGCTCATCGCAGCCACCCGATGACGGCGATGACCAGGGCCAACGACCACTGCAGCGCGGTGAACGAGCCGAGCCAGTGGAGATGGTCGTCGCACCAGCCGACCAGCCTCAAGCCGGCGGTCTGCTTGACGCCCATCGCGAACAGCGGCAGCGCCACGTACAGCGGTGCGACCAGTGCCAGCACCAAGGCGATCGTCAGAAGCATGGTTCCGTCCCGCTCGGTGAGGTGTGATCGGCCGTGCCGCCCGATGGGGTTGGGGAGGCGGCACGGCCGATCGTCTCAACGCCGGCCCGGTCGCCCCCTCTAAAAAGCGCCCGGTCCGGTCCGCCGCCTCACTGCAAGGGGCGAACGGCCGCCACTGTCGGAAAATATTCCGAAACAGTCAAGAGTATTCGGAAAGAATTCCGATACGATGCCGACAAATGTGGCTACGACCGGAAGGAGAGGGCGGCACAGTTGGCGTCGCGCCCTATTGACCGGTTGCTTCGCGTGCGCAATCTTCACGCGCAGGGGGAGTGGTTTTATGAAAAAATCTATTGGATTTATCGCAGGGCTTATCGTCACCGGATGCGCGCCGACGCCTGAAAGTATTCAACCCGCTTATGTGAGTGAGATTCCCTACCGCAGTTGGACGTGCGAGCAATTGGGGGAAGAAGCGGCCCGACTTGAGGCCGCTTTGACCACTGCGTCGATGCAGCAGAACAATGCAAGATCCAATGACACAGTCGGGGTGATCTTTCTCGGCTTGCCGGTGGCATCCATGTCTGGACAGAGCATCGCCCCCCAGATCGCCCTTTACAAAGGCCAACAGCAAGCCGTTCATAGGGCTTCGATCCGAAACTCATGTCCGGAAATGACACGCATACAGCCGTCGCCGCCGGCAGTTGCGCCAGGCACCGTCAAGGGGACCTGAAAAACATGATCGTGATCTTTCTAATTGCTGCAGTGGCGGTTGGACTGAGCGTTTCAACAATCCCTATTGCGCCGTTGACGCCGGAAAAACCTGCAGCGTCCTCGATCGCTTCTAATCCGGCGGCTGACGCGCGCGTGGACGTACTGCCAGACGGCAAAGTGGAGCGCGCCGGACGATAAAGGTGGGCTCTGATCTGATCAGTCGACGTAGATTGCGGCCGCTATCTTCGCGACCCACTCGAGCTGCTGGTCTGCCAGAGGCGGGTGGAACGGATTGACGCTCACCAAGTTCCAACGGCCCTTGCGGGTCCCGCGCATCAATAACTTCACAACCCGTTGGCCATCTACAATCTGGGCACCGACAATGCGATTGATAAGCTGCTCAGGTGGGCGGCGCTTTGCGCTTGGAAAAAGCAGATCCTTCGGCCCATAAAGCGGGCGCATTGAGTCCCCTTCGACCTGCCAAGCCTCGGCCGCATCGACACCCCGCGGAAGGTCGACGTAACCGAGCGGAGCATCGCCTTCGATCGGAAAGACGCGCTCTCCAGCGCCAATTCGACTCGAAATCGGAACAGTCAGTGGCCGGTTCTCGCCACGCAATTCGGCTGCCGTCACAAGGCGGCCGGTTTTCTTCGTCGCCGCCGAAGCAAGCTTGTTCCAGGTCTCATCCGTCATAGCGCGTGTCCGCGCACCGAGAAAGGCGCGGATCGTGCCGGCGCCGACCTCTGCTGCCTGCTCGAGAGGGAATTCCTTCAGGCCGGTGGAAGAGAGGAAGGAGCGCAGGGCAGCGCGGACTTTGTTGGGGTCATAAGCCATTGACCCCATTGTGATCTTCGTCGGAAAATAATCCGACCGGAACGTTTTCCGAAGATCGCTTTGACTTTCGGAAAATATTCCGAGTATTGTGCGGACCATGAGTTCTTCGTCCGTCACCGGCGTCGACGCCACCATTGCCCGGGTCGTGGATTGGATCGACCGCTGCGGCTTGAGCGTTGCGGAGATCGCTCGGCGGGCCGAGGTCGACCACAAGACGGTGCGTCTCGCACGCGAGACTGGCTGGAACCCCACGGCAGATGTGCTGCGCCGCTTCGAAGGTCTAGTGCCAAAGGACTGGCCCGAAGCCGGTCCAAAGAAATCGAAGGCAAAGGCCGCGTGATGACGGCCCTCGCAATTTTCGAGACCCCCAACCCGCTGCGGGGCAGCAGCGGATCGGGGGAGGTAAGCCAAGCAACGCAACGCATGGGACGCAGCGCCGATATAGGCGCAACCGGCGCGCGATGCTTGGCCAATCGGGGAGTGGTGAATGGCCAAGAGACGGACGCCGGAGACGGTTGAGGACGCGCTCGACCAGGCCATCGGCTTTCTCGGCAAGGATCGCATCGCCGGCATCATCGGCAAGAGCGTCAATGTCGTCAGCAAGCTGAGCGACCCGGACAAGGAGCACCACGTCCAGATGCGCTGGGCGGTCGAGATCGACCGCCAGCTGGCGCTCAACGGCTTGCCGCAGCCCTTCGCCGAGATGATGGCGGCGCGCGCGGCGCGCAACCTGCAGGCCGAGCAGCAGCTCGCGCACGCGCTGGTCGAGCGTCGGCCGATGCACGAGGCGGCGCTGGCAGTGTGCCAGGCGAGCGAGCTGGTGCGCGGCATCGAGAAGGCCGAGGCCGACCAGGTCTACACCGCCGACGAGATCGACGCCCTGCGCAAGAGCATCCGCGCGCTGCAGCGCCAGCTGCCCGAGCTCGAGCGCGCGATCGTCGACCGGTCCGCGAAGGCGGGGCGGGGGCGGCGATGACCTACCACACGGGATGCCGCCCGCGACCCGCGGCGCCGCTCACCGGCGCCGTCGCCGGGCCGGCCAACCGCGTCGAGCACAAGTCGCCGCGCGTCAATTGCTGCCTCGAGCCCGCGCAGTTCGCGGCGCTCGCCGAGGAATCGCGCCGCCGCGACGTGTCGATCAGCCATCTCGTCCGCGAGAGCGTGGCGCTGTGGCTGACGGCGCGGCGCCTGTCCGAGATTGCCGCCGGATCGCCGGCGAAGGAGGAGGCATGAAGCTCGCCGTCATCCGCGCGCCGCTCGACTGGGGCGACCGCCGGCCGATCAACTGGGCCGCCTACCAGGCCTGCGGCACCGTCGTGCCGCCGCGCGCGGCGCCGCGCAAGGGCTGGGGCGGCTTCGCCCTGATCGTCGGCATCGTCGCGCTGATCGGCGTGCCGATGCTGCTGCAGATGGCGTCGTGATGCCGAGGCCGACGCCCAAGGCGCCCATCGTCATCGGTCCCGGCCCGCTGTTCCCGCTGAGCTGGCGCGAGGGCCTCGCCCTCGCCTGCATCGTCGCGGCGTGTCTGTTGCTGGGGCTTGTCGCGCACAGGCCGTCGCGGCAGTGCGCGCTGTGGTCGGAGACGCCGTCGCCGGCGCTGGCGGGCGAGCCATGAACAGCGACCCTGCCTTCCTGGCACGCGTGACCAAAGCCGGCGGCGACGCCGACTGCCTGCACTGCCGGCTGAGCCAGGCGCTGGTCGAGTACTGCGCGGCCGAAGGCATCGAGATGACCGACGTCGTCGGCGCGCTGGCGCAGGTCGCCGGGCAGATCATCGGCACGATGACCGATCTCGACCGCAAGCTCGGCGCCTATCGCGAAGCCGCCGAGCTGATGGGCACGGGCTGTGGCCTGCGCCTGGTCGAGACGCGGCCGCCGGCCACGCTGAACTGAGGGGAACGATGACCGATTCCGAAACTTTGCTCGCCGCCGACTGGATGCTCACCGCCTCGGGGCTGCAGTTCCGTCCGACCGAACCGGATCCCGCGCTGGTGCGGGTGACCGACATCGCCCACGCATTGAGCCAGCTGTGCCGCTACAACGGCCATGTCCGCACGTTCTACAGCGTCGCCGAGCATGCGGTGCTGATGGCGCGCCACTTCATCGGCCGGCGCGACTATCCGCTGGCCCGCTGGGCGCTGCACCACGACAGCAGCGAGGCCTATCTCGGCGACGTCATCCGGCCGCTGAAGAAAGCGCTGCCCGACTACAAGGCGATCGAGGGCAAGGTCGAGGCGGCGATCGCGCGGGCGTTCGGCCTCGACCTTGGATCCGGGGGCGAGATGCCGCCGGAGATCAAGACGGCCGACACGCTGATCCTGCACGACGAGCGGCGCCAGCTGTTCGCCGCTTCGGTGGTCGAGCGGCTGGGCTGGCACGATCGCGACGGCCTCGGCGTCACGCTGCACCTGTGGACGCCCGACCAGGCGCGCCGCCAGTTCCTCGACGTGCACGACTTCCTGTTCGGGCCGGTGCTGTCATGACCATCGAGTTTCCCTCGATCGCCATTCCGGCGTCGATCCGCGCCGAGCGGCAGCGCCAGATCGACTCGGAAGGCTGGACGCCCGCGCACGACGACCAGCACGACGGCCGTGAGCTGATGGCGGCGGCGATGTGCTACTTCCGCAACGCCAAGGGCGAGATGGTTCTGACTTCGTGCCGCGAGGTCAACGGGCAGGGCCGCCACGTCGTGGCCCGCGTGCCGATGGGCTGGCCGTGGGATTCGCAATGGTGGAAGCCTAAGGGAAAGCGCCGCGACCTCGTGCGCGCCGGTGCGCTGATGCTGGCCGAGGCCGAGCGCCTGCGGCGGCGTGATCCGGCCTGTGCCCTCAACCATGTCGCCGACAAGCTGCGCCGGGTGTGTCAGGCGCTGAACGGGCTGTCGGCATGACGAACCGCGTCGACCTCCATAACCGGCTTGCCGGCGATCTGCTCAAGCGGCTGGTCAAGCCGATGGTGCGGGCCGGCGCCAAACCGGCCGAGATCATCGTGCTGCTGGAATCGGTGGCGCTCGGCGTCTTTGTGTTCGTCGAGGAGCAAGCCGAGCTGGCGGCGCCGATCGAGACCTCGATCGATGCCTTCGCGGGGGCGGTGAAGAGGCGGCTTGCCGAGCTGCGCGCGGCCCGGAAGCGGAGGCTCAGCTAGATGCCGCCCGACGTTTCACGTGGAACGCGCCGTTGCCGGCAGGCCTCATTGTCGCTCAGCCGCGACCTGTGCCGGCGGGTCGATGAAGCTGCGCGCGCAAGCGGCCGCTCCCGTTCGGCCGAGGTCGAGGCGCGGTTGCGCGCGTCGCTCGATGCACCGGCGGGCGGCGGGATGTTGCTGTTGCGCCTGGACAATGGCCTCGACGACCTGCTGCGCGCGGCTGCGGAGTGGCAGTCGAAGGGCAGGGGATGATGCGCCGCAAGATCAAGGTGGCCGACCTGTTCTGCGGCGCCGGCGGCTCGTCGACCGGCGCGAAGAAAGCGATCGAGCAGCTCGGCCGCGTGATGGACCTGGTGTGCCTCAACCATTGGGACCGCGCGATCGAGACCCACAGCCGCATGCATCCCGAGGCCCGGCATTACTGCCAGGACGTCGGCACGGCACGGCCGATCGAGTGCGTGCCCGAGGGCTGGCTCGATCTCCTGATGGCGTCGCCGACCTGCACCTATCACAGCCGCGCCCGCGGCGGTCGGCCGACGTCGGACCAGCAGCGCATGGACCCATGGCACGTGGTCACCTGGCTGACCGAGCTCAGGGTCGAGCGGCTGCTGGTCGAGAACGTGCCGGAATTCGTCGACTGGGGGCCGGTCGATCCCCGGACGGGCAAGCCGATCAAGGCGAAGAAGGGCGAGTACTTCCGCCAGTGGGTGGCGACGCTCGAGGCGCTGGGCTACCGGGTCGAGCACAAGATCCTGAACTGCGCCGACTATGGCGACGCCACGACGCGGCGCCGGTTCTTCCTGATGGGACGCAAGCGCGGCCGCATCGCCTGGCCGGAGCCGACGCATGCGAAGGAGCCGTCGCATAACCTCCTGGCGCCGCTGCAACGGTGGCGGCCGGCGCGGGAGTGCATCGACTGGGGGATCAAGGGGCGCTCGATCTTCGGGCGCAAGCATGCCCTGGCGCCGCGGACGATCCAGCGGATCTATGCCGGCGCGGTGCGGTTCAGCTGGCCGGAGCCGTTCCTGGTCGTCCTGCGCCAGCACATGTCGGCGCGGTCGATCGACCTGCCCGTCCCGACCATTGCCGCGCGCGGGACGCATATCGGGCTGGCGATGCCGGTGCTGATCCGGTCGGACGCACAGGGCGCCCGCAAGCTGCGGGCCCGATCGCCCGAGGAGCCGCTGCAGACGATCGTCGGGTCGGGCGGCATCGCGCTGGCCGAGCCGTTCTTGATCGGACAGCACTTCGACCGGAAGGAGCGCTCGATCGACGAGCCGATCCCGGCAGCAACCACGATCGCGCGCACAGGATTGGCCCAGCCGTTCATCATGTCGGGCCATGCCGGCGGCGCGCCGCGGGGGATCGGCGAGCCGATGCCGGGCATGACGGCGAAGAACAACGGCCCGCTGGTGATCGAGCCGCTGATCACGCCGTACTACGGCAGCGGCTCGGGCCGGACCTGCAAGAGCGTTGAGGAGCCGCTCGACACGATCACCGTGTTGCCGAGATTCGGCATGGTAGTGCCGACGACGCATGCCGGCGGCCATGGCCGGGCGCGGGATGTCACCGACCCGCTGCCTACGCTGACCACCGCCAAGCGCGGAGAGCTCGCCTTCATCACTGCGAGCTTTGGCGAGCGCGATGGCCAGCTGCCTCGGGTCCATGACCTCGAGATGCCGATGCCGACGATACCGGCAAAGGGCAGCGTTCGAATGGCGACGGCAGCGGCCGGCGAGGGCGAGCAGCAGTACGACATCCTGTTCCGCATGCTCCACTGGAAGGAGCTGGCGCGCGCCATGTCCTTCTCGGATGCCGAGCAGGAATACGAGTTCGCCGGCACCAAGACCGAGATCACCAAGCAGATCGGCAATGCCGTTCCTGTGCGGACCGCGCGCGCCCTCGTCGCCGCGGCACTGTGGGACATGGCAACGTAGATGGCCGGTGCCGACGATAGCGAGGCAGCGTGATGGCGACGTTCGACGCGGCACGCGCAGCCCGGATCGAGGACGTGGTTCACAAGGCGATGCCGTCGCAGGGCGAGCGCCGCGCAGCGATGGCCTGGCTCGCGATGGCGATGCCCGAGCTGCAGCTGCCGGTCGACCATGATGCGCTGGCGCACCACTTCGTCCGATTCGCCCGCGACAGCCGCTACTGGGTGCGCCTGTGCGAAGTGTTCCGCGTACTCGGGCTGGGGGATCAGCGTTGAGTGGCGTGCTACAAGCGCCGCATGGACGAGGACGAGCGTCCCGAGCTGCTGATCAGCCTGCGGCTGCAGGAGCATCTGGAAGGCCTCGACGCGCCTGCGGTCGCGCTGCTGATCATGCTGATCGGCATGGCGGCCGAGCAGGGCGTGACGGTCATCGCCGTCAGCGCGGCGAACGTCGCTGCGTACGCTTCTCTCCATCTGGATCGAGGGGGCTTCCAGGCGGCCTTCGCGGCGCTGCGGCTCAAGCGGCTCGTGAAGCCGGTCAGGCCCGGGCTCTACGAGATCGCCTCCGGCTACTGGAAGGTCGCTGTGGCCGATCCATCCGACGAGGAGTTCAGGCCCTTCCCAGGCTGATCAAGGCCGGTAGCGGAGGCACCGGCCGGTGAAGACCGACGACGACTACTACTACCGCGCCAAGCCGGCCGAGCGCATTGCGCTGCGCCAGTCGCTGTCGCCCGAGGCGCGCGGCTATGCCTCGACCTACGAGGACCAGATGCACCTGCGCGGCCAGCCGCTGCCCGACGAGCGGACGCGCGACGGCATGGAATGGCACAAGACGGTGATGGGCGTGCGCTCGGCGCGCACGATCGCGCGGGCGGTCAAGGAGCTGCTCGACAAGGGCTGGCTGATGCGGCTGCAGGACGGTCGCCTGGTCAATGCCGAGGTCGAGCGCGAGCGGGCGTCGCGCGCCGCGGCGAAGAAGCGGCAGGGTGGCGGCGGCAACAGCGGCAGCGGGGGCGCCGGTGCGCCGCCCCGTCAGGGCATGCTCGAGGTGATCGACGGCGGGAAGGCTCCACAGCCTGCCGTGGATAAGCCTGTGGAACAGCGGGGAGAAGCTGGGGACGGTGCGGGCGAGGCGGGCAATTCGCGGCCGATTGCCGCCCGATTCCCGGGCAATTCCCGCCCAAACTTGCGAAAATTCCCCAATGAAATCAAAGGGCGGGCTCTCTCAAGTATAGAGAGAGTATCTCAGAGAGCTGTTGTTGCTGTCGGAGTCTCGCTGCCCCGCGCGCGAGGCGACCCGATCGCCCGCGCATGAGGCTCGGCAGGGACGTGACGGCAGCGCGGGAGAGGGCAATGGATCAGCGGCAAATCGTGGTCGACGAGGTCGACGAGGAAGTCCTGTGGCACGGCAAGCGGGCACCCGGCATGGTCGTGCGACGGCGGGCGCGCAGCCGGTTCGTCATCCCGCCAGCATCGCCCGAAGAGGGGCTGCGGCTGCCGGAAATTGGCGACCCATGGTGCCCGCTGACGGTGCGTGCGCGGCTCGAGCGGACCGCCGAGGCCTACCGCGCGCTGCCCAAGCCCGGGCCGCGGCGCAACCCGAAGTCCGGCATGCCCGAGACCGTGCGCGAGATGTGGAAGGATGCTGCCAAGGAGGAGGCGCGCGACGACGATCTGCGCGATTCAGACCTCAACGCGGCGCACCAGATCGTCGACATTCTAGCGGCGCCCGAGCGGGCCATCGCTTGGGCGATCGCGCATAAGTGGAACGACAGCAGGCTTGGTCGTAAGCTCGGCGTGAGCCATCACACCGCTGCCGTCCGCAAGCTCGAAGTGCTGTACGAGCTCACACGCCACTGGAACACGTTGGCTCTGCGGCCCGACCGTGAGGACGTGTTGCGCGCACGCAAGTTCATCCACAAGGATTTCGACTGAGCGCTTCCAACACTTCCAAAAATTCGGGTATGTATCTGTCATCGTCGGGCCGGCGTGCGAGACCATCGCACTCCGGCCCTTTCCTTTGCACAATCGAGGTCTCCATGACCGCCCTATCGATCACCAAGACGCAGGTGCTGCCGACGGCTGGGCATCCGACGAAGCAGGGCACCGGCGACGCCGCGATCACGCCGGGCCAGTCCGTGCGGTTCAAGCCGAGCACCGGCAAGTGGGGCTTGGCACAGTGCGACAACGACACGATCGACGCGGGCGAGTTCGGCTATGGCATCGCTCTGACCGAATGTGGCGCCGATGGCCAGCCGCTGGTCGTGGCGCTGCCCGACCATACCGTCACGCTGGGCGCCGGAGCAGCACCGGCGGCTGGGACCGTGTACTTCCTCGGCGACACCGCCGGGGGGCTGGTGCCGGCTGGAGATCTTGCCAATCCCGACAAGGCCGTGCCGGTCTGCCTTGGCGTCGGCTCGAACAAGGTGAAGATCCTGACCGGCGCCTACGACGCGGGCTCGATCGTTCCAGCTTAACCATGCTGGAGTTCGACATCCGGTCGAACGCGCGCACCGTGCAGGCTCAGCTGACCGAGTTGCAACGCAAGCATTTGCCCGCCGCCACCGTCGCCGCCGCCGATCGTACGGGTCGGTACGTCTATGGCGCACTGCGGTCGGAGATGCAGGAGGTCTTCGACCGTCCGACGCCGTGGGCACTCGGAGGCCTACGCTATCAGCGGCCGACGGCCTCCCGCCCGGTCGTTCGGCTATGGCTCGAGGAGTTCCCGGACAAGGGCATTCCCGCAGCCGACTTCCTGGCCGCCGAGATCGAAGGCGGCCAGCGCAAGCACAAGCGGTTCGAGAAGGCGCTGATCGCCAAGGGCCTGATGCGCTCCGGTCAGTATGCGGTGCCCGGTGCCCAGGCTCCGCTCGATCAATACGGCAACGTGCCCGGCCCATTCATTGTCCGCATGCTGTCTGACCTGCAGGCCTTCGGCGAGCAGGGCTACCGGGCGAACCGCCGCGGCAAGCGACGGGGTGTTCGCAAGACCAACTATTTCTTCGTGCCACCCAAGGGCAGCAGCCTGAAGCCCGGCATCTACTGGCATATGCCGAACGGCATGCTCGGTGTGGTCTTCATCTTCGTGAGCCAGACGGCCTACGCCAAGCGCTACGACTTCTACGGCGTGGGGCAGCGGGCCTACGACCGTGTGGCCGGCCGCTTCATGACCGAAGAAGTGGCACGTCGCCTTCATCATCAGACCGGCGCGCCTTTCTGACTTCGCGATAGCGAGATCGATGCGGACCACTGGTCTCGCATCCGCGAGAGCGGCGGGTCCTTCCCTCCGTCCTCCCTACGCAGGCAATTCAAACCGCGGCATCGGCTCGGAATGGCAAACTGGATTTCAGGGTTAACATGTTAACAACCGGAGGGGATGCGGTTAACAGCACGTTGCCGCCCGCCGGTGGCGTGATGTGGCGCATCGCCGAGATTGCCAAGCGCGACGGCGTTTCCGACGCAGCCGTGTCCAAGATGGTCCGCCGCCTGGTCGACCGCCACGAGCTGCTGGTAGAGCGCGACGGCCGCGGCCGCGTCGCCTCGGTCAACGTCGCCCAGTACGACGAGCTGAAGGCCCGCCACGGCGATCCCTCCAAGCAGCAGACGACGAAGCCGCTCGGCGAGCACCTGAGCGACGGCCCGAACTACGACAAGGCGCTGGCCGAGAAGACGGCCTACGACGCCGAGCGGTCTCGCATCCGGCTGGCCGTGGACATCGGCGAGCTGGTGAAGCGCGACGAGGTCGAGCAGGCGATGGACGATGCCGGCCTGCGCATCGGCCGCGCGCTCGAGCAATTGGGCAGCCAGGTCGACGAGCTCGCCGCCGCCTATGAATCGGGCGGCCTGCAGAAGCTGCGCATCAAGCTGCGCGACCTTGCCCACCGCACGCGCGAGCAGATCGCCGACATCCTGGAAGCGGCGGCGCAGCCCGGCGACCAGGCGGGAACATGACGACCTCGGCCGCTTCGCTGCAGCTGCCGGCGCATCCGAGCGCCATCGGCGTCGTGCACGGTCGGCTGGCGCGGGGCATCCGGCCGTCGCGCAAGATCAGGTTTCGCGACTGGCTCGGCCAGAACATCGTCCTGGTGGACGGACCCAAGTCCGGCCAGATGTGGGACGAGCAGGGCGCACCTTACCTGCTGGAGATCGCCGACTGTCTCGAGGACGATCACCCCTGCAACCTGGTGACCGTGCGCAAGAGTCAGCAGACCGGCGCGTCGATCCTGGCGATGGCGTGGTGCCTCTACGTCGCCGATCGGCAGCCGGCCAACCTGCTGTACGCGGCGCCTAACATCGACATGCTGCGCGACCTCAACTCGCAGAAGCTGCAGCCGCTGATCTCGGCCTGGCAGTCGCATACCGGCCGGCAGATCGTGCTGCCGCAGACCTCGCGCAACGCCCAGGGCTCGACCACCTTCGAGAAGAAGTTCGCCGGCGGCTATATCGCGCTGGCCAACGCCAACTCGGTGCTCGACCTCAGCTCCAAGACGGCCCGCAAGGGCGTCAAGGACGAGGTCAGCAAGTGGAAGGCGATCGACGATGCGCAGGATCCCGAGGACCTGTTCTTCGGCCGCTTCACGGCGTTCCGCCGCACCAAGGACTGGAAGATCCTCGAGATCAGCACGCCCGAGATCGATTCGGGCGTCGACTTCGACGAGCACGGCGAGATCCTCGGCGAAGGGCCCGAGCATTGCCGCATCGATCGCTCGTTCCAGCGCAGCGATCGCCGCTTCTGGCACTGCCCGTGCCCGGAGTGTGGGCAGCCGTTCGTGCATGCGATCGAGAACCTCAGGGTCGATGCCGGCGCGCCGCACAAGTCGAAATATCGCCACAGCTGCGGCCATGAGCTGAGCGAGGCCGAGCGGGTCGGCGCGGTGCGCGCCGGCCACTGGCGGCCGACCATCGAGGGGCCGGGCCGCCATCCCGGCTTCCACATCGACGCCTTCGTCTCGCTGATGATGAGCTACGAGGCGATCGCGGAGGATCATCTCAAGGCGCGGTCCGAGATCCAGAAGAAGGGTTTCGCCAACCTCGACCTGGGCCTGCCCTACAAGTTCAAGGGCGACGCGCCGGACTGGAAGAAGCTGCTCGACCGGGTCGAGAAGGATCTCAAGCGCGGCCATGTGCCGGCGCGCGGCCTGCTGCTGGTCGCCTTTGCCGACATCCAGATGCGCGGCATCTGGCTCTCGATCCGGGCCTTCGCGCCCAACCGCGAGAGCTGGTGCATCGATGCGCGGTACATCGAGGGCGATACGTCCGACCATAACGGCCCGGTCTTCCAGCAGCTCAAGAAGGAGACGATCGAGCGCCGATTCCCGGACGCCTTCGGCGGCGAGCGAACGCTCGATGCGCTGGGGGTCGATTCGGGATACCGCGCCAACGTCGTCTATGCCTTCGTGCGCGCCGCGCAGCGACAGCATCCGATGAGCGGCCGCGACCTGGTGCTGGCGACCAAGGGTCTCAAGGGCTGGGGCCGGCCGCCGCTCGGGCAGCCAAGCCTGGTCGATATAGACCTCGCCGGCCAGAAGGTGCTGCAGGGTGCGAAGGTGTGGGGCATCGGCACCTGGCCGCTCAAGGTCAGCCTGTATGCCGACATCCGCCAGCCGCTGCCGGAACCGCCGGCGCCGCCGGTCGTGCCCGACGGCTATTGGCACTTCGGCGACTGGAACGACGAGAACTACTTCAAGCAGCTTACGGCCGAGCGCCTCGAGGACGTGAAGTTCCAGGGCCGCGTGACCGGCCGCCGCTGGGTCAAGACCGGCGACAACCACTTCCATGATTGCGAGGTCGGCAATATCGCGCTGGCCGACTATCTCGGCCTGAGCTCGACGACGCCGGAGCAATGGGCGCAGCTCGCGATCGCACGCGGCCTGCCGCCGGCGATGACCGAAGTGACGCTGTTCACGCCGCGCGCCGCGGCGCCGGTGCATGACGCGAAAGACGCCCCGGCGGCGATCGCCGCGAAGGCAGCGGCGGCCAAGCAGCAGGCGCAGGGCGTAAGGCAGGCAGGCCGCGGCTATGGCGACCGCATGGCCTTTCATGAACGGACGTCCGGCTGGTGGGGAAGGAGACGGTGATGGCCACGAGCTGGACTTCGTCCGACGTCATCGCGCTCGAAAGCGCCATCAAGCGCGGCGTCAGGAGCGTCACCTATCCCAGCGGCACGGTCACCTATCACTCGCTCGGCGAGATGCTGACCCTGCTCGACCGCATGCGCGCCGAGGTCGCCGGCGACAGCGCCGGCTCGCAGGCGATCTACGCCGGCCGCGTGAGCTGATGCGCAACCCGCTCGATCGTCTCGTCGGCTTCTTCTCGCCGCAGGCCGGCGTGGCGCGCGCCCGCGCGAGGCTGCAGCTGCGCCAGTACGACGCCGCGCTGTCGGGGCCGCGTCGGCAGGGATTCGCCGGCCGCTCGAGCTCGGCCAACAGCGAGATCGGCGGCGCGCTGCGGCCGCTGCGCGATCGCGCCCGGTCGATGGTGCGCAACACGCCGCACGGCCACGCCATCGTCGACGTCATGGTCCGCCACGTCGTCGGCACCGGCATCATGCCGGTGTGGAACACGGGCTCCGATCGGGCAGACGCGCAGGTGCGGTCGCTGTTCGACGAATGGGCCGGGCACGCCGACGTCGAGGGCGAGCTCGACTTCTACGCCCAGCAGGCGCTGTGGGTGCGCTCGATGGTCGAGGGCGGCGAATCGCTGCTGCGCTTCGTCGACCTGCGCTACCAGGACGATCCGCGCCAGCCGCTGCGCCTGCAGCTGCTCGAGGGCGACCATATCGACGGCAGCCGAGACGGCACGGTCGACGGCCAGCGCACGCGGCTCGGCGTGCGGCTCGGCGACTTCTCGCGCCGGCTCGGCTACTGGCTGTTCGAAAACCATCCGGGCGAGCAGGTCACGAGCTGGACGGCGGCGGGCTACACGTCGCGCTTCGTCGCGCGGGACGAGATCGTGCACCTCTACCGGCCGCTGCGCATCGGGCAGCTGCGCGGCGTCAGCTGGCTGGCGCCGGTGCTGCTGAGCGCCAAGGATCTCGCCGAGCTGGTGCAGAACACGCTGGTCAAGTCCGGCGTCGAGGCCTCGTTCTCCGGCTTCATCACCAACACCGGCGGCGGCCCGGTCAATCTCGGCCAGTCGGTCGATCCGAACACCGGCGACACCACGCTGATGCCCGAGCCCGGCACGCTGATGCAGCTGAAGGCGGGGCAGGGGATCGAGTTTGCCGAGCCCAAGACCTCGACGCAATTCGAGGCCGTCGCCATCGCCACACTGCAAGGCATGGCGGCCGGCACCGGCCATACCTACGACCAGATCACCGGCGACCTGCGCCAGGCCAACTATTCGTCGCTGCGCGCCGGCAAGATCGAGCACCGCCGCCTGGTCGAGCAGGTCCAGTGGCACGACGTCATCCCGCGCCTCGAGCGCGTGACGGCGCGGTTCATCGACCGCGCCATCCTCGCCGGCAGCCTGCGGGCGCGCGCCGACGGCTACCCGCACGACTGGGTGACGCCCGCGGTCGAGCCGATCGACCCGCTCAAGGATCTCGAGGCCGACATCTCGGCGGTGCGCGCCGGCCGCATGACGCCGCAGGAATTCATCACCCAGTGGGGCCGCGACTGGAAGAAGGTCATGGCGGACACCGCCGCCTTCTGGAAGGACGCCGACCAGCTCGGCCTCACCCTCGATATCGACCCGCGCCGCCCCGCCAATGGAGCCGCGATGCCCAAGGTCTACGCGACCGACGATCCGGCGAAGCCGAAGGACCCGGCGCAAGAGGAGCAGCCCTGATGCCGCAGACCATCCAGATGCCGCGCGGCCTGCGGGCCGCCGAGATCACGCCGACGTCGTTCGACGAGACCGACAACACGATCGAGTGCTGCTGGTCGGCCGGCGCCACGGTGCGGCGCATGTCGTGGATGGACGGCTCCTACGACGAGGAGCTGGTCGTGTCGGCGAACGCCGTTCGCCTCGATCGCCTGAACGCCGGCGCGCCACTGCTCGACACCCATGCCAGCTGGGAGCTCAAGAACCAGATCGGCGTCGTGGTGCCAGGCACCGCGCGCATCCAGGCCGGCAAGGGCCTGGCGCGGGTGCAGCTTTCGGCGGCGCCGGGCGACGCCGACATCGTCGCCAAGATCAAGACCGGCATCGTCCGCAACATCTCGGTCGGCTACCTGCGCCACACGGTCGAGAAGACCGAGCGCGACGGCCAGGTGCCCTTGTGGCGCGTCGTCGACTGGGAGCCCTACGAGATCTCGGCGGTGCCGGTGCCGGCCGATGCCGCCGCGCAGTTCCGCGCCGCTACCGGCGGCACCGACCTTTTTCCGTGCGCCATTCGCGGCGCCAGTCCCGCTGCCGTCGCTCGCCTGCAGCTCGAGCTCGCGCGCCGCCGTCGCCTGTCGGCGGCCTGATCCTTTCCCGCCTGCCGGCCCGGGCCCGGCAAGCACCAGGGAAATCCCCGTCCCGGACAACCTCTCTCAGGAGAACCACGATGAAGGCACACCGCCTGTATCTGGCTGCCGTCGCCGGCGTGGCGGTGGTAGCCGTCCTCATGCTGATCACCCCGCCCGACGCGGCCGCGGTCATGGCCCTGCTGGCCCAGCCGCACGGTCACGCGATCGAGGCCTCCACGCTGCTCGCTACCGCGCTGGCCACGCTGCGCACCCAGCATGCCGACTTGGTGCGCCAGGCCGAAACCCTCGAGTCCTCGATTCGCGAGGGCATGCCAGAGGCCGACGTGACCCGCATCCGCGGCGAGCACGAGGCGCTGGTGAGCCAGGCCGAAGGCGTGCAGACCGAGATCACGGCCGCCGAGGCGGCCGAGCGTGGGGGCCCGCAGCAGCAGCAGCCCGGGAACGCGGCCGCCCCGCCGACGGCGGACGAAGCAGTGCGGGCCGAGCGCCAGCGCGTGGCGACCATCCGCGACATCGGCACCCGCGCCGGCCTGGAGGCCACCGCCATCCAGACGGCGATCGACGACGGCACCGTGGTCGACGCCTTCCGCACGCGCGCCTTCGACACCCTGGCCGCGCGCTCGCGCCAGAACCCGACCCAGTCGGTCAATGCCAGCATCACCCGCGACGAGGTCGACACCCGCCGCGCGGCGATGCGCGGCGCCCTGATCGCCCGGCTCGCCCGCGCTGGCGGCGAGCGCAACGTCCAGATCCCGGAGGCCTCGCGCGCCTACGGCGAGATGGGCTTCGCCGAGATGGCGGCCGAGTGCATCGGCCATCGCGGCCACCTGCGCACGCCGCGCCAGGTGATCGAGGTGTTCGAGCGCGCCTTCCACTCGACGTCGGACTTCCCCGGCATCTTCAGCGACGCGCTCAACAGCCGCCTGCTGGCCCGCTACCAGGTCGCAATGCCGACCTATCGGCTAGTCTGCGCGCCCTATACCGCGGTCGATTTCCGCGCCATCAACATCGTGCGCGCCGGCGACTTCCCGGCGCCGCAGCTCATCCCCGAGACCGGCGAGATCCCGGCAAGCACCTTCGGCGAGAGCAAGGAGCAGCTGACCGTCCATCCCTACGGCGTGCGGTTCAACATCTCGCGCCAGATGATCGTCAACGACAACCTCGGGGCGATCAACCAGCTGCTGGGCTCCTACGGCGACACCATCCTGCGCTGGGAGAACGGCATCTTCACCGCGCTGCTGATCTCCAACAGTCACGCCGGCCCGACCCTGCTGACCGATTCGACGGCATTGTTCGCGACTGGCCACGGCAATCATGTTACGTCCGGCACGGCGATTGCCGTGGCGTCGGTTGGCGCCGGTCGCGCGGCGATGATGAAGCAGACCAGCCTCGACGGGCAGGCGCTGAACATCATGCCGTCCGTCCTGCTGTGTGGCCCCGATCGCCTGACCGACGCTGAGCAGCTCGTCGCCACCATCAACCCGGCGCTGATTGCCTCGGCGCAGCCCGACTGGATCAAGCGCCTGATGCCGGCCGGCGACGCCGGCGTCGACGGCAATCACTGGTACCTGTTCGCCAGCCCCTCGGTCGCACCCGCGTTCGTGTACGGCATGCTCCAGGGCTTCGAGGGACCACGCCTCAGCACCGACGACCCGTTCACGGTGCAGGGCGTCAGCGTCAAGCTCGAGCACGACTTCGGCGTCGCCGGCATCGACTACCGCGGCGCCTACCACAACGCCGGCGCCGCGCCGACCTGATCGGCGCTCACTTTCACTCCCCGCGCGGCCGCTGACGCGGTTCGCGCGGGGGCGTCCGTCTTAGCGTTTCACCGTCTTTTCCATTCCCTGCAAAGCCAAGGGGTTTCCGATGAAGAACTACAAGGGGTCCGGCGAGATCGTCACCGTCGCCGCGCCGGAGGATGCGTCCTCGGGCGAGTTCCTGCTCAAGGGTGGCATCCACGGCGTCGCCGGCATCGCCGTCGACAGCGGCGCCGACGTGCCGCTTCACCGCGAGGGCGTGTTCACGCTGCCCAAGGAAAGCGGCGCGGCCTGGGTCGCCGGCGACCGGCTGTTCTGGAACACGT